ATTAATCTCATCAACTTTTTGTGCTTCTTGTTTTTCGTAATAACGAACACGATAATTGTAATCAAAAATATTTGGCAATTTTCTGAGAACAAGAAACGAATACTTATTGATGGTCGTAGAAATTACAGAACCTCCATGTTCTTTATACCATGCAGGATAATCTGTACCACCACCAAAAAAAGAAATGCGAAAGGGTGTTCTAATAATAATCATCTAATTACAAACTTTCCTTTATTTTCAGTAACTCTTTCACGCCAATAATTCAACAAATCTTCCATAGTTTGTTTGTAAGGTATTTCTGGTTTCCAACCTGTGTGCAAACGAAACTTCTCTGTATTAGGTACTTGCAAGTCTGCATCAATTGGTCGTAATCTATCAGGATCAACTTCAACTCTTAACTTTTCTCTAATGGTTGAAAATGACATAAGAGTGTTCAATACATCACCAATTTCACAAGTAAATGTACCACCAATATTATAATATGCACCCGATACTGGATTGTGTGTCAACAACATGTGATAGGCACGAACTGCATCTCTTACATCTGCAATTGTCCGTAGTGATTTGAGATTACCAACTTTAATAACAGGTTCAATATAACCTGCCTCTGCCATTGCAATCTGTTTTGCAAATGTCGATTCTGCAAATACATCACCACGGCGAGGACCTGTATGAGTAAACATACGAGTAGTCTGCACATTCATATTGTAGGCCTCTGCATAGAATCGACCAACTAAATCTGTGCCACATTTTGAAATGGCATATGGTGATGCAGGATGAAAACTACATTCTTCATCGATTGGTAATTTTTCTTGTGGTACACGACCAAAAACTTCTGATGAAGCACACACATGAATCTGTGCATCAGGAACATGTTTCTTACAGGCGTCTAGTAGTGTTACTGTGCCTTGTATGTTGACATTTAGTGTTTCGATTGGTGAATCGAAACTTGTTTTAGGAAAACTTTGGGCCGCCAAATGGAAAACATAATCAGGTTTTGCGTCTTTGATTGCCGTATCAATCGATATTCCATCGTTTAAATCTCCGTAAACTAATTTAACACGATTCTTTGTGTTAATATTTTCTATTAAATTTTTAATGTTATCAAGTGGACTTCTCCAACGAATAAGACCAATGATATCCCAATCTGTATTAGCAATCAAATAATCAGCAAGATGTGAACCTACCATACCTGTAATGCCAGTAATAAATGCAACTTTTTTCATAATGATTCCGAAATGTGAATAATGTCTTTCAAACGATTAACAAAAGTATGATACTCTTTAACCTTTTTCATTTGATTTAAAATTCTATCTTTTGTTTTTGGATCTTCTTGCATTTCTCTTGCTATGTGAAACAATTCTGCGGTGTCACTTGAATATGCCGCATCACCGTCAAAGAATTCATATGCAGCCTTAGAATTTGTAATAGGTAACTGACCATAACTAACATTCTTCATCAATCGGTCAGGAACATAATTATTAGCTAAATGATTCTTTGGTCTAATGTCTAAAGGAATAAATGATTCTAAAACCCACTTCTTCAACTGTTGATGTGTAACAGGTGTTTGATGTGAATTGTTATAGGCAAATGCAATGCCATTCTTCTCACACTCTTGGATAAAAGGCATAAAAAGAGATTCGTTTCCATCATCTGCATTTCCCCAGCCTTTTGAGATTGTTCCACTAAAGAACGCATACTTAGGTTCTTTGAAAGGTGTTAACCTATCTTCAAAATTAATTTCATCTGGAGTTAAATCAGAAGCCCATAGTGTGTAAAGAACATCATGGTCTTTTCCTTTTTCAAATGAGGCAAAACTATTTGGCAATTGTTCACACTTTTCTTTTTCAAATTTGTATGCCCATGCTTTATCTGGAACACCATCGACACCCCAATTACATGCAAAACGAAACTCAGTTAAACGACCAACTCTATCAATGTAGTGACTTGCACCAGGATTCATTTCATTATCTGGTGATGCAGGTTTGTTGCCAACATAATTGACAAAATAATGTGATGACTTTCTTAATGGTAGATTATTACTCAATCCATTTCTTGTCACCAACCATTGTTCTGAAATGATAATTGAATCATCAAAGAATTCAGGTTCTACATTATCTCTATTGTCTAACCAATAAACAGGTCGTTTTAGATACTCCGCTGCTCGATAAAAACCAAGATGTGCAAACCCATGCGTGTGACCTGAATCTAATTTTGCACCCCAAATAATAATCTTCTTCATTCAATATATGCCAAGAAAATGTCATCATCAGGAAACTGGCGACCAAAACTAAAGCCACCATCTAAATTAGTGAACTTATAATCGGGATTGATTTTTAATACTGCATCAATATAATCACTTTTCTTTAGAAAATCCCAACCTTGTGTATCAAACAATCTATGGTCATCGGCAAAGATAAGATGATTTTTAATTTTTGATTTTCCAATTTCAGTAACTTCATAAACAAGCGGACATGCACCATACTTTTCACTACCAGGCACTTCTAATTTGCCACTACGATGAGCATCTAACCAAAATGTTGCTTGATGTTTAAGGTTTGGAATAATTTCATCTCTGAGAATATCTGGCGAATCGCCTTTCCAAATTTTAACTTGCGGATAGTTTTTGAATCTTTCTTTAGACATTTCATAATACTTGTCTAACAATTCGATACTGTGTATTTCTTCAAATCCAAAATCGATTGCAGTTTGAACTGTATCACCTTCATAAGTTCCACTTTCAACAAACACTTTTTTTTCTGAATACTTGTTCAGGTAATCCATTTTCAACTGAGGCATAATTTATTCCTTTATCATGTACCACATTTTCTCACCTGTTTTAATATCAGGTTTATTTTCAGAAAAGAAATCATTTAGGCCATTACTAATAGTTGTTAAAGTAATGTCATCACCAGAAACAATTCCACCTTTTTTTACTTTAGGAAAATAACTACTTAAATCTTTAGTGAATCCATCATATGAGTGGTCACCATCAATAAAAACAAAATCTAAAGATTCATCTTCAATAGAGTTGGCAAAAGTTGAACTATCTTCATAGACAAATTCAATTTTTTCTTTGAATGGTTCGAGAACATCGATTGCATATTGTTTCATTAATTTTTGGCGTTCTTCATTGAAGTCTGCACCATTCCAATCTATGTAAGTTGGATAACTATCAATTGCATAATACTTTTTAATACTTGGTACATTTTTCATAAAGAGTTCTGTTGATGCGGCTAAACAAACGCCGATTTCAGCACCAACGATTTCTTTGTCACCAAAATGTTCAACAAAAAGTTTTTCTAAACCAAGACCAGATGCGTCTGATTTATTTCGCCAATCAATTTGTTTTTGAACCCATTCTGCTGCAGGCAAATGATGAAATGGGTCTTGACTAGCCACTCTTTCATCTCTAACTATATTTTGTATTGTGTCAATAATAAAATCATCACTCATTTTTTGTCCTTGATTTTGTTCAGTATATCCATTGCATCAGGATATTCCCTCATCCATCATACTGTATTATCTACTAAAATTGGAGTTTTTTCAACCAGCTTGTCAGCATATTTACCTACAATATGTGGACCTGTTGTACCTAGTTGTGCTGCCCATCCTTCTTCAGAGGCAGTAAATCTTGTAATGTCTCTATAAGGTTTCATGTTCAAAAGAATATTGACTGCGGCTTGGTCAGGACCACCTCCACCCTCTGTAAAATGAGAAGTGCCATTACACATCATATAAACATTCAAAAAGAAATCAAGCATCGTATCAAACTTGCCTGATACTGTGCCTGCATTGTAAATGAGATTGTTTTGGTTGTGGTCGTGAACTAAAGGACCAAATGCTTTGAAAAGATTGTGATTACCCCAATCTTCATCTTTGTACCGAATTGATTCACATGCAACATTAATCTGTGCATCATTCATGTTCTTTTCTAACCATTCAGATGGATTAGTTTGAAAGATAACATCTTTCACATCGGTAGAAACAATGTATCGGTATTGTCCTTGAAACTTTTTAAAGAAATACCATAGATGTAAAAACCTCTCTACAACAATAGAGAAGTTTTCTTTGTATTCAAATTTTTTGAGATTGTCGTTCTTACCGAACGCTAGAACTGTATATTGTCTTTTGACAAGTTCTTCCACAGTTTCATAATCTACATTATAACAAATCATGGCTTTTACGCCATCAAAACCACAACGGTCTAAAGAATTGACCCAAGGTTTAATTTTATCAAATGTGTACCCGGTGATACACCCAACCACAATGTCTTTCATAATAACTCCAATGATATAATTACTTAGTCTTTACATAATCACTAAATGATTTAATTTTTTGTCCTGGTGTGTCTTTTTGATATTTCTTCCGAAGTTCATTCGTACCATCTTCACCCGCACCATATTCTTCATGCACACTTTTATGTAGTTTAACTCCTGTGACACGCTGAATATGTTTCCAAGCACCTTTAGAATCTTTTTTCTGTATCAAAGATTTTAATTTTTCTTTTTGGTCTTGATTTGCCTTTTGATGAAACTTAAACATCTCCATGGCACCTATGTTGCCAACATAAGCGGCTTCATCTACTTTAGTTTTAAACATTACTTTACTGTCCTTACACTACCATCAGGATTTGCAAAGAATGCCTCAAAACTGATGTTTGGAAATTCTTTTTTCAACTTTAAGAATTCTTTTAAATTGGTTGCACTATCATCAAATAATCTAACACGACTGAATTGTCCTGTTCTTAAATAATTTCTAATGATAATAACTTTTTTAAATGCAGGCAATATATTGTTTTCAATTTTACCTGCTCGTTCAACTCTCACTCTATCAATATCAAAACCATATTTTCTAAATGTGTCGAGAAAAGTTTCACGGTCATCAAAATCACCTCTTGCAGTAACAATAATAACTTTACTCTTTGGATTATTTAGGCTGTTACGGAGAATTGTTTTGGCTTTTGCCAACATACGAGCAATTGGCTTTGATTCTTGTTTAAATTTTTCAGCACTACGAAATTCATCGAAATCAAATTCTTCACCTGGTTTTAAATTATAATTATTAAATTCTTGGTTGTCTAGTGTCTGAACAACTTTACCATTTTTCTTCACATGAACTTTTGCAGTAGTGTGAAATAAAGTATCATCAATATCAAATATCGTCAAACCACCGGACGATTCTTCTTCAAATAGATATTGTCGAAACGATAACATTATCCCCTCGTCAAAGAAAGTATTTTTTGTATCTGCGATTCAACAAGTGCCTTGCGATTTGGCCAATAGATATATTCTTTATCAGCAGTTTTTAATAGTTTGGTGAAAAAAGGAAGAACTAATTTTTCAACTTGGTCTAATCTTGCTTTGTATTCTTCTGCGGTGTCAGCAGTTTCAGATATAACTTTATTATATTCTTCTTCAGATACGGCAGAAAATCCAAAATCATCTTCACCATATTCTGCCAAAATTTTACTTAAATCGTATGCCATCATTTGCTCCAATTTTTTGCGGCGTTGAAATTGGCTTGACTGAATTCTAATCTATCGACCAATTTAACTGCATTGCCTTTTAACTTATCTACTGCCACAAAGCCTTCTGGTGCAGTAATTCTATAACCTGTATCTGTTCTTACAAATGTTCCAATTGAACGAATTGATTCTAATTTACGAACAATCATCAATTTTGCATCAACCAATAAGTTCTGTAAATCAAATATAAATCTTAATTGTGCGGCATTTGTTCTAAAGAAACGCATCACTTCAGTTTTCTCTTTTGTTCTCTTTGCTTTTGTTTCTGCTCTCTTAACATCAGCAATGTCTTTATTTAATTTTGCTTCGACCCAACGAATCAAATCTAATGTGTGTTGATTTGTATTCGTAATCTTTTTACCTTCACGAACTTTGGTATTGTTGAATGTTTTAATGTATGTAAGAATCGTTTCACTTGATGCAATACGATTCAATGTCATCGAATTAATTGTTTGGAATGTTCTGCCAGCAATCGACAGAATAGTTGTTATTTGTTTTGTTTCTTCTTCAGTAAATGTGGCAGAACCAGAAGCATCGACAAATGATGCATCACGGAACCACACATCTTTTGTTGCCGTTAAGCGACCAATATCAATATTAAAAGATGCTTTCATATCTTCCATTGTCCTGCCTGTGTATGATGTATGAAACACCACACCTAATTGTGCAGCTAACATTGACTGTGCTAATTTAGAATCAGTAGGCACCGCATAAACAATTGTGTTCGGTTGAAAGATAACATATGATTCGCCATCTATGGTTTCTCTTTTCAAATCACCTTTTGAAAACATCATGTCGCCTTGTAGAACGCCTTTGATGCCAAGTTTTGGTAAGTATCGCAATGCAACTTTTAATTTTTCATTTAAACCACCACTTGGATGATTAACATCAATGTCATCTTCTGTGTAGTTTAACTTTGCATTTTTATTGAATACAGATTTTGTACCAACAAAGAATTTACCATTCTCTGGATTAATACCTGCAAAAATAGCAGGTGCGCCATCCCATTTTGTGGTGATGTTTACTTTTGTTTCTGCGTGACCTGCAAGCATATTACGGAGAGAACGGAGAAAATCAATTGATTCTCTTGCACCAATAACACCACGATTGAGAACTTCATCCTCAATGTGTTCTAGGTGAACATTCTTTCCTTCTTTTGTTGCTTCGGTTAAGTATTCTGTGAATTTCATTTAATATACTTTTAAGTAAAAACAAGATTCGAAAACATATTGTGCTTCTGCGGGGCCTAATGCCACAGCTTCTTTGCCATATATAGCTTTTCTTCTTGCTAATTGTTCTGGTCTAATTCCAGAAGAAAGTCTTTGTGATGCAGCTAAATCATACATGTTTTCAACTGTAATGTCTCTTTTTAATTTATTTGTAATAAATTGAATAGCAACCGCAATTTCAGATGCTACAGTTTTATTTAATACGGATTCAAGTTCTTTTTTACCAAACTCTGAACTTTGTCCATTAATTGCTTTGTAAAGTTTATCTAAATAAGGTTTCACATCTTTCATAGACTTTGGATTTTTTTTATATGTAGATTGTAAATTACTTGCACTCAAATAATTTTTGGTATCTTTTAGTGATGCAATTTGATTGGATGAATTTTTTTCTCCTTCAGCCAAATGAGAAAAATCTTTTCTGAATGATTGAAGTTTTTTGATTCCAGAATCATCAGTATTCGAAACAATCCATTGTTGATTTTCAGTACCAAAGGAACCAAAACGAGCGCCACTACCAGGCACTTCAAGTTCTAAACGAAAACCACCTGCAATTGTTTTACTTTTTAGATAACCAACGACATAATCTTTCTCTACAATTTTTTTTGTTTTTTCATTATACAAATCTATAGCCAAGTGTATTTTTACATCCAAATTTGTTGGCCCAAGATCCACTTTAATAAATCTTACAACTTTAGTAATGCTTGAGTTGACTGCGTTTTCTTCAGAAATATGAACTACCGATCCTGGAGCTTTAAGAGATACTGGAAATAAATCTTTTGTTAAATATAAATCATATATCATTTTGTTAATTTGGGCTACAACACCAGCAGTATATGGAGCGGGAGAAGATGCTTGCTGTTTTGCTTTTGGTATAAAACTTTTTAGTTTTTGTTTTCCTTGTGTTGAGAAAATCCACACATCACCTGGATTCCATTTATCTTTATCTACTTTTTTAGTAAATCCAAATTTTTGTTTTGCTTTTTCTGCTAAA